CGCTGTGAAAGAATCTGCAATGAGGCATTCCGCAGGTTACAGAACGAACAGGGTGAATTCTACATCTGTATGTTCCTTCTTTTTCAAACAACCAATGACACCTCGTCTGCTCCTTACGGTCACTCCAACTGAGTTTTGTCGCTACAGAGGCGGGGTCTTTCTCGCTAACATAGAATTCGATGTTTTTGCCGTTCACACTATGAATGATGGTTTTCATTCGACTCTTAATGTCTTCTATTGCTCCAAAATCCAGTCCCCACACTTCAAAGTCCTCAGATTTAGCAGATTCAATTCTTTGCAGGCCTTCCTTCGTCCACACCGTGGTCTCATTTGGACAACACTTGCCGCACATCTGACAATTATCCTTCAAGAAGAAAGACTCACTGAGTACGACCTTATCAACAGGAGCATACCCAAAGGCATTACCGTCCACAATCATGAACTCCTTGGCTACCTTATTCACATATTCCAAGATTTTAGTAGAACTCTCTATTGACATACTTACACCTCCAATGGGTCGCCGTACCAACAATAAGTGACCTCAGCATCACACTTCATAGGCACACGAATCTTTTCTCTGGCGGCGCCGACCATTAAAGCAGTCAATCGTTCTGCAACTTCTTTGGCATTACCTTCAGGACACTCGCAAATGACTTCGTCATGCACCTGCAACAAAAGATGACAATCAAGTTCCTTGAGCTTGGCATCATTATGAATAGCGACCATGGCCAACTTCGTCATGTCTGCTGACGAGCCCTGAATAATACTATTCACACACTGACGCTCCGCATCTGCAATCTTTCCGCCGTTATCAGTTATCTTAATTCCTTCATCACGAGCTTTCATGATGATATCTCTACGCTCTTTTCCTCCCCAGGTCTTATCCAGTAGCTGAGTATATTTGCGAACAACACTCGGGTCTACCTCTACTTCACCTTGGTCTTCATCAAAGTTCAGAGGGTCAAAAGTAGAAGGGCCACCGCTGAGTAGCTCGAAGTCGTACTTGGCAAGCTGTACATCTGGAAGTCGTCTTTTTCTGCCCCAAGCAGTTTCAACATATCCATATTTACGGGCATTGACAAGAACCTTATCCATCCACTTCTTAACCTTCGGGAAGGAGTCGTAAAACTGGTCTACAATCTTCTGAGCCTCCTTGGTGGAACAATTCAACTGCTCTGCAATCGCCTTCGCTCCTCTGCCGTACATAATACCCAGAATAATTGACTTAACAGAATCTCTTCTCTTCTTACCTTCCGGATTCTTTGTGCCGTCAGGACGAAATTCCTTACATTCCTCATATGGCACATTATAAATCTTTTCAGCAATCCAGGCATAAATATCTTTACCATCAATATACGCCTGAATAAGATTTTCGTCTCCGCTCATATGAGCAAGAGTACGAGGCTCCTGTTGAGAGAAGTCACTGGAAATAAGCACATATCCAGGCTCACCTCGGAACATCTTACGAATCTCTTTATTATGAGAAGGAATATTCTGCATATTAGGGTCACTGGAACTAAATCTACCTGTCGCGGCTCCGTACTGGTGGAAACTACAATGAATCTTGCCTGTTTTTGGATTAACAATGCCAGGCATCTTATCTACATAAGTAGAAAGGAGCTTGGCTGTCTCTCTATAGTCCAATATTGCTTTGGATAACGGAGTGTCCAGCCTGGACAGAATTTCTTCGCCTGTTCCACGAGGCTTCTCTTTGTCCGGAGAGGTCAACCCAAGAATGTCATACAACACGATTGCCAACTGCTTCGGACTTCCGATACCAATCGGGTCTGAAAGAATGTTATTTGGATTCGCTTGACGATAAGCATCAATTTCCGCTCTGTACATATCAAGCACTTCGTAGATTCGAGATTCACGCTCCTTCATCTGCTCATTGTATTTAACAGACAACTCGGCGGCAAACTCTGTGTCCAAACAAATTCCTCTGTCCTCCATAGCGGCCACGACTGGAATTGTAGGCATCTCCACATTCCTGAAAATGAAATAAGGGCCAGGCAGTTTTTCTTCTGTAAGATACTTCTGCTGAAATTCCATCAACTCCCAAGTCTTGACGCCGTCGCCTGCGGCGTACAGATAACCGGTCGTAATTGGAATATAAGTAAAAGGAATACCCTCAAACAGTTTCTCATAGGTGAGAGCCTCTGCGTCATCAGACTTACAATATTTTAGATGCAAGTCCTTCAACCTATGCGACTCGTTCTCGTTGAGACAAGATGCGGCGAGCTGAGTATCCCACCAAGCTGTCAACTCTACACCAAGCTGATTTCTACATACTCGGATATCGAATTTTGCATTATGGAAGACCCACTTTACATTCGCATCTTCGCACTTCTGCAGACACTCATACACGACCTTGTCCTCAACCTGATTAGCTGACTGAACACCTGTCACATAGCTCACATGGTGCATCGGTATGTAGGCGGCCTTACGACCTGGAACATACAAACACACGCCAGCGAGTGTTGTCGTTATTGGGTCCAGAGAGTCTGTTTCAGTGTCTATGGCTCCCATTCCGTATTCAATGATGTCATCGAAATACGCTCTAACGGCCTCCTCATCTCGAAGTAGCTCATATCTATCGAGATATTTACCGAGCTTTGTGTTTACGACTGCAACAATAGTTGAGATTCTATCGTAAACACTTTTTCCGCCCTTGACGGTTGGCTGTGCCACCACTGCCTTGGAAGCCTTGTTGACAGCGGCGGCATCAGCCTTACGAGACGCTCTGGGAGGAAGGCTCTTCAACAGGCCTGCCATTAAAATACCTCAGAACCGTTAGAACTTCCACGACGAGTAGAACGAGAACGAGGTGCTTCCTGAGCAACAGGCTGTTCAGGAGCGGACGCTCTACTTCCTCTACGAGACACACCAGCGGGCTCAGTTTCCTGAACAGCAGTTCTACGAGCGGCAGGTGCTGTACGAACAGGTTCTGCTCCTCTACGACGAATAGGCTCATGAGCTCCATCATTTTCCGCCGGGAAGGAACCAGTGTCAAGATAGTAATCCATTTCTTCAGCACTCTTCTGAAGGATGAGGCCGCCTTCAAGGTCAGGCATCTCTACATCGTCAAGATTTACAGGCTGAACATTATCCAGAGGATATACCTCATACTTGGTAGAAGTGTCACCTGCTTTACCGTGGCGTTCCACTTCGAACACCTTATCTTCCAGAGGATTATATCTATTGATAAGTCCCTGGAGCTTGGAAATAAACTGACGACCACGCTCCCAAATCTTCACCTTACCATCGTCATGCTGATACATAATGATGAAGCGAACAGCCTTGGCAGGAAGACCTGCCGCACAGAAAGGACACGCATCGATAGGGTCCTGCGGATTGCGAAGACAGTCAACATAACGCTCCTTGTCTCCGACTTTTACTTTATGAGTGGAAAAGATGGGAATATCGTCTACGCTATTGAGCATAAACTGAACACGAGCAACATCGCCGTCGTTCTTCAGCTGGAACCAGTCACTGCCACTTCCGCTGTAATACTTTTCCGAATCATCATAACTTACTCTTGCCATTTTGATTTCTCCTTTCGAGTTTTCAAGTTTAGTTTAGGTTAAAAGGGTAGAGGAGCAAAACCAGGATTTACACATCCATCAAAATTGCCCACTGAACATTTGCGGTCACGATTGACCCACTTCGGAACATATACATCGTATCCGCCTCTGCAATTAGGCTTAATCTGACACATAGACTTAGGATAAAATGTAGTAATGGGTTCACCATACAAGGTCTGTCCGATTCGAACCTTAATGGCTTTTTCTGTATAACCCAAAATGTGTCTGTCGTCGCACACGCGAACGAGGTCATTGGTTTCAGACATATTATTCATTAACTGTCCTCCTTTTCTTCTTTCACGATAATCTGACGATAGTACAGCCCATCATTGATGATGGAACGCATAAGAGGCATCTGAGAATCATCTGTGAATACGAACTTGACAGACAGCGGCCATCCGAATGAATCCGGATACTGCTTGACGGCTTGTCTCATATTCACTGCGGACAACGACTTCGGATGTGCCATGACTACAAGTCTACGCTTGCAAACTGTAATCTCAAACACATTTCTACCGTTGTACTTAATGACAAGATTTCTCTTATCTTTTGTGCCTACGACATCCAAATCCTGATTTGCAGACTCTTTGATAATGTCTACAAAGATGTTACTCAATGCAGAGCCTACACCGACAGGACCTTTGTGCTCATCGGGCACGGAACGACGACTCTTTCGAGTGTCTCCTTTCTCAGGCTCAGGAGTAGAAGACTGTTCAACAGCAGGAGACTCCTCTGCAGTCTCTTCATCCAAGAGCTTGTACCACCGTCTAAAGGTGGCAGGTGTGATGGTTTTCTTGATGTCACCGTCTGCTGTAGAAAAAGAAATGACAAGCGAAAGGCTGTCTTCCTTGACCACTCGGCCCATGACTCCAGCTCGCTTGTCATACACTTCTCTACCGACGATACTACCTTTGGTAGTTGCCATTTAATTTTCCTCCAATCTTTCGTAGTTTTGGTAGTGAGGCGTATGATTAGCCTTCATATAAAGTATAACACACAACAACCTTTTTGTAAAGACTTTATTTAAGAAATTTTCCTTAACACTCTACATATATTAGAAAAACTCTTTCAGCTCAAGCACTTTTTCATCAAGGTCGTTGATGTCATATCCTTCCGGAATATCAAACTCTGTTATAATCTTACTCGTTCCAAGGTACTGCCGTATCTTCTGAGCACCTTTTCGTCCTGCTTCATCTGGGTCCAAACCGAGTATAAACTTTCTCACCGGCAGATTTTTCAATATATCGTACTGCTCTCTGGCTCCTGTACCTAATAAGGCCACAGCAGGTAATCCCCATTTCCAACAGGTGAGAGCATTAAAAATACTTTCACATATCACTGCGAAGTCGTATTGTTGCCTGTAAAATCTATCGGCTCCGTACACTGGTTTCTCAACATCTTCTGGGTAATTGAAATACTTCGTTTTAACAGACCGGCGGGCAATAAAAGCGGGGAAGCCATCAGCATAATAACAAGGAAAAGTAATTGCTGAATTCCGAGCATCGTAACCAATATCAAACTCTTCAATAATTTCATCTGTCAACCCTCTTTCATACATATATGGATGAATGTAACGATAACTGTCAAGCTCTTTCTCTGTAAAGCCCGGAACCCGTTGCTGTCGCCGCGAGACACCGCGAGACATTTGCAGGTTTAAGGGCTTACGCATTTCTATACTGAGAGCTAAAAAGTTGCGAGAGAGCCACTTCTCGCCATAGGCTCCATCATCATTGTAGCCAAACACAGCGGAAATCATTTCAGGCAAACTTCCTACCCAGCCGCAGGCAAAACAATGACAAGTTCCATCTACTTTAGAAATACCAAAAGACGGTTTCCGTTCCTGCCCTCCCTTATGGAAAGGGCAGGTTGTCATAATATCATTACTACCAGACATTCTAAATCGATGGAAAAGATTCATACCAGCTAAAAGACAATCATCTCTCAACTTGTACAGAACTTCCACTTCATCTGCCATTATAGGAGCACCCTTGACATAGAACATTTAGAACACCTCCGTGCCGTCTTTATACTCAGGAGCATTCTGAGTGGTCCAAGGAGGAGTATCGTCATCTGTAGATGCTTTTGTCTGAGGCCTTGCGTGTTCTTCCTCACTGTCTTCATCTTCTACAAATGTGAACTTTCCTGTATCAATGTCCCAAAGGTAACTCAGCTTACTACCTGTGACACCATTTCTATTCTTCTTCACATTGAGCTCAATTTTAGAGTCTTTTTGTCTCGCACTCAACGCAATAGAACAGTTATAGGCGATACCATCAGAATCTCTAATGTTTTCCAGACCCGGTGCTTCGTCATCCTTTGCTCCCTCACGATTAGACTGAGCTACAACAATAATAGGAACTCCGAGCTCAATACTCAAGTCCATAAGGTCTTCTGAAATGTTAGTTAACTGCGTAGTTCTGTTGTCACCTCGCTTGGCTCTTTCATCCGTTAAATAACTGATGCCGTCGATACCAAGTATATCAATATTGTTTGTCTGAATGAAAGAACGAAGTTTAGATACAGTTATGCGTCGCCCAAATTCCTTTGGACTCGCTACGAAGAACGGAGTCTGTCGAGTTTCCAAATCCTCAATATACTTACCGTAGTCATCCATTTCTTCGCCTCGTACCATTGACCTGTTAGACAGGTGTCCATACAATGTGTCAAAACGATAGCCGGTCTTACTTGCACTCATTTCAGGCTCAATAAGACCAACCTTATACCCTGTTCGCCAGGCGTGCTGAAGAGACTTAATAAGCAACCAAGATTTACCTACACCAGTTCGAGCAAAAATGACGACAAGCTCTTCGCCGCGTCTCCAACCTCCAATGATTTTATCCAAGTGGTCAAAACCTGTAGAGATTTGAAACTTTTCCGGGTTATCTCTCATTTCTTCCCACTCTTCATATCTCTTACGAGCTTGAGAAATGATGTCAACACCCATCACAGCCGACCGCACACGAAGATTATCCATCTGAGTCAAAAGATACTCAATGGCATCCGTACTATTGGTCTGCATAAGCTCCGCCATTTTATTGACAACCGGTACAGCCTTGGAGTACAGATACTCCTCGTTGAAGGTGTCTATAAGGTATTTGTCTGTTTCATGAACTTCTACAATCGTAAAGTCTGGAAACTTTGCCAAGAAGGTTTCTCTGTCTGGAACATTTCCATACTCCTGAACATGACCTTTTATGAACTCATACTCTGATTGGTATGTAAGAAAGTAATCATCTGTGATATTATTAAGTGTCAATATCGACATACTTTTATCTTTCAATACCTTTGACAATATTTGAAGTTCTACCATTTAGTTCCGACCCTCCTGTCTTCCCCGACAAACTCCAAAATTTCAGAAGTGTTCCAAACTCTACTAACGAGTCTTCCTCCTAAAATATCCAGCAACTCATCGCCTTTAAGATTACCGGTGAATATATTTGCTTTGCCTGACAACACACGAGCGTCTATAATGTTGAAAAGCGTCGCTCTTGAGTAGTCAGACATCTTAACGGACGAAATATCGTCCCAAATCACGAGGTCACACCTAATTAGGTTGTCCCGTATCAATTCAAATTCATCATCCTTGGCTCCTATACGCTGTCGTTCCCTATCAAAAAACTCAGGAACAGACACGAACACGCCGCGACACTTGAAACAATTACCTCGCCATATTTGATTAAAGTAGGCGAGCATGAGCTTAATCGCCCAACTGGTCTTTCCATTTCCATAGTTCGCTGAATACAGATACAAACTATTTCCGCCTCGTACCCACTCTTTGATATCATCTTTAATGGCCTTGAGTCTACGAAACACTTTAATATCCTCTCCGCCCGTGAGCTGAGCAGGCTTCCACTGATATTCAGGAATATTGGACAACTTCACGAGTTCCAGCATTTCGGCGAAGCGTACACAAGTAGGCCCACATTCTTGAGGAGCAAGACTGCACACATCTGAATACCAACAATCCTTTGGTTTCATTTAGAATACCTCCTCTCCATTCGCAACCGCCCTTCGTAACTGCTCATCTCTGGAGATGCGAGGAGCATCAATTGCCTTGGGCTGACTATTTCCTATAAAGGCGGGGTCATTCTTTTTCTTGTTCTTACCGGACAGCTCATCACACATATACACAAGAGATTTCCATCCGTGCTGTAAAGTGCCTGTGACAGCTTCCACTCGTTTATCAGCAGACAGCTTATCCAAAGCCGCCAGCTGTTCCTTAATCGTCGTCTGAGGCAATAGTGTATTTGACTCGCCCAGCATAATGAAAAATTTCTGCAATTCTCTCTGAAGAGCTACTGGGTACCCTTTAAGGGCGGTCTCCTTTTCACACATTCTGATGAAGGAGTTGACTTTCTGAGTTACAGACTTTCGAGTCTTCGGAGAAGATATAAGTTTTCCTGAAGTAGGTTTAGAGTGACTTGCTCCTGAAGAAGAATGTGGTGTTTCAGAAGACGAAGTTTCTGCAGAACTCGACGAAGGAGGGTTGGCAGAAACCCTATCTTTATTTATATTATTATCTGTATTATTATAGTGTAAAGATTCTTTACTACCTCCCAGTAAAGATTCTTTACTACCTCCCAGTAAAGATTCTTTACTACCTCCCAGTAAAGATTCTTTACTACCTGCAACACGATAACTATTTGTTTCACCATTTTCAAATGTAGTTTTAATGATAAGACCTTTGTTAATCAGTGAGTTGAGAGTAGCTATTACAGTTGGCCTGGACACTCCTGTCCAATCTTGTATGTACGACAAACTACCTTTGAATTCAGATTTGCCGTCTTGTGTGAATCCATATATCATAGCGAAGATTTGAAGTTCGGTAGATTTCAGATTCAATTTATTTATCATCCAGCCTTGGACGACATAAAAGTTTTCATCCTTAATCACTTAAATGACCTCCTTCGCTAATATTTTGACCTGTGTTCTTGTGTCTTCGTCCAAGACTACTTTACTTTCCACCATTCCAGCTGAAACAAGAATGTCAAGATTCTTTTTCTGTAGCTGTTTAGAAAGAGAAGTTTCCTTTTCAATTTCGCCCCAAGGCATGATAAAAAATCCGTCCTTGTAGAAGCCGCCGTTTTCAATTACAGCTTGTTCTTGACTTCTGAGCTCTGACAGCAATACAGCGGCCTTGATTCCTAAGTTTTTCATTACACTTCTGTTGAGATTTAGAATTTCCATATTATATATAGCCTCCTTTACTATATAATTATACAGCCCTCGCACAAGAAATGCAAGGGCTGTATAAAAAATTCTTAACCTCGCATAACAGCGTCTACCTGAGCGTCAACTTCAGAGTTTACAGCGTCCCAAAGGGCCTGTTTTTCTGCTTCGACATCTGCACCTTCAGGCAGTACACGCTCTTCACTGAACATAAACTTGTACCAAGTGCCGTTAATTTCTCGAGAGACGCCGCTCTCGGCACGAATGATGCTGGTAATACCTTTAATAGGTAAATTACCCACTTCGTCCTGTTCGTGCGAATCTCCGCTATTCTCAGCGGGCTCTGCGGGTGCGTCATTGACAGCTTCTTCTACAGCCTGCTCTTCAGGTTCATAGCCGCCACATTCGCTTGCATCGTATTCAGCGTCGCCTTCTACGAGCTTAATACCGTTACACACCTTACAACCTTCATCTGAAGGGTCTCCTGCATACTTACATCTGATAATATCAGCCATTGTTCTTTTCCTCCTGTTTATTCTGAATTTCAATGATGGTCATGATTGCGTAGTTGGCAAGGTCCATGAGAGTATCCGTTACAGACTCGTCAGCTACTTGCATATCTTTGTTCTTTGCGAACGATTCCAAGCGATTAAGTTTATCGCCAAGACGAATACAAGACATCGGAAGTCCCCACTTCTCAAAGGACTGGGCGAAACTATCACCGTAGTCGAAGTTTTTCTTCTCATACAGATTACGCATCGCGATTGTGATGTCTTCGAAAGCATTTACTTTCTTCTGATTTGCTTTTTGAGTGAATTCCATACTATTTCCTCCTTAAACTGCATCGAAATACATATCACCGAAAATTTCCGGCAACTGATTACTAAACTCTGCGAGAACCATGAGTGCGATTTCCTTCATCTGAGGATGAGGAGCTCCAGTTGTGCCAAGAGCACGAAGATTGAAAAAGTGAATCCACTCACGAAGATTCATAGTGACTACAATTTCAGTCTTCAAACTGTTAGGTAACACAGAGCGAGCTTCCTGAGGAGAACGACCCATCTGAATAAGTTCATTATATGCTTTTTCAGCCTGCAAACAAGACTCTTCCCAGATAATGTATTCAGGTGTTCCTTTTTCAAAGAACAGCGGTTCAATGACGGTAATCTCGTTTCCGAATTTACCCTGGTTGTAGTTACAGTATCGAGTAGATTCCTGAGCATAGCTCGCGACACGGTGACGAACAATCTCATGAGACACGCCGCGGTCAACAGTCATCTTAACAGATACGCTGAAATGTTCAATCATTGCAAGGTGCTGACTACGAATGAGAGCCTTCACCATTTTAGGAGCACTCTGCTCCGTGATTTTATCCTCGCTTTTATAGCAAGTACGAGCGACAGTTTCCAGATGCTTGAGAACTTCGTCCTTGTTGATAGGGGTAAGAATTTCAAAAGTGGGCTTAATAATCTTCATATTATTTCTTCACCTTTCCTAATCTCAAAGTAACAGTAGGAGCAAGAGGAGTGACAGCAGGCATAAGAATTTCTGCGTCAACTTCCTTGGCATAAACAAGACGCTCGAATTCATCATCATCGATATACTCTCTTGTCTTTACGCACTGGCTGAACTGCTCAGGAGTGAGAGCCTTACGCAGGATTTCAATGGCCTGAAGTTCATTTACTTCCTGCTTCGGAGTAATTGTGATAGATGCTCTAACATCGCCTACAATAAACTCAGTTTCATTTCTGTTCTGTAGCTCAGTCTTAATGGTTTCGTTGAGCTCGGATACGACTTTCTTGATAGCCGTTTCCTGCTTTTTTACATCCTGATAATTCAGGATAGCGGCGCCTAATTCTTGGTCAGGCATTTTGGTTTGGGGTACTGATTTTCTGGACATCGTACTATTCCTCCTTAAAATTTATCATGAACTTCCTTTTTAGAAGTTCCCTTATTCTCAAGGATTTTGCTTCCTCGTTTGCCCCACTGGAGAGCGGCATTGAAGTCAGCCATACATCCTTTATAAGGCCCTCTGATATCTTCAGCGAACTTCTGCAGATGCGGAATGTCTTCAACTTTGAAGAACTTTGTTCTGCGTCTGTCTCTGAAGTAGTAAGGCGGCAGGTAAAGGCCTTCCGGTTTAGGGAAGTTATCGTTCTCCCACCACTTGTACCATCGATAGATGGTTACATCTGAAATATCAATCTGCATTCCTGCTCGTCGGGCAGAAATATACCCTTCATTTAGTGTTTTCATTCATTCACCTCCGAATAACAAAAATAAATACCATCCTGGTAACAGTATGTACCATCACCTTGTTCAAATTCTGCTTGCCAGATAACATTTTCGGGTAGCACTCTCTCTCCTTCTAAAAGACGCACCGCACACGCAATGGCTCGTTGAACAGCGTGAGTTTCTCCTTCATGCTCTGCTCTATCGGGCCACTTAATGCCCGTCCAGTAAAGATTACCATATTGTCTTTTAGCAGTTGCAACCTCTTCAAATGTATCTGGAAAGTAAGGACTCGCGACCCGGTTGAGAAAGACATTACCTACCTTGAGTCTCGTGTCATTAGAACAAGCATCGCCTCCGGCTTCCTGATAAATGATAATAGCGAGAATTTCAAGCTCTTCATCTGTATATGCAGGAGCTCCTTCAACTGTTTCGTCTGCCGTAAAGTTATCCACGCTTTCCACAGGGTTTTCCACAACCGGCGGAGTAGATGTTGCAGTAAAAGATTGTGATGGTGCGGGCTCAGTAGAGTTTATCCTGTTACTGGGCTTGGGTGATAAAATAATGAGTAGGACTGCGACTGCGGTAAGGCATATTACCACCCCTTTGAATAGTTTGAGTTTGTTCATGATTAAGCACCGAACGAAAGCAGATAGTCAAGTGCGGCGTTGACATTCTTATTATCAACTTTGCCGTCAATCAAAAAGTCTGCCATTCTTCCTTTCTTCTGTACTAAATTGTAGATACCTTCATCAATGGTATCTTTGGCAATGAGAGTAACGACACGAACGGTTCCACGAGTACCAATGCGGTGTGCTCTATCTTCTGCCTGGTCTTTCAAGCCTCTGTTCCAAGGCTCGTCAACAAAGATAACGGTAGATGCCGCTGTCAATGTTAAACCTGTGCCCATAGCACCCACGGTACCGATTATAACCTTACAAGTGTCATCATTCTGGAACTTATTGACTTCGCCCATTCGTAACTCAGATTTTACATCACCTGTAATATATGCAGGATTATAATCTTTGAGTTTTTCACGAATTATGTCTGTCATAGTAGACCATTGACTGAAGATAATAGCTTTTTCACCCACGCTTGAAATTTCCTCAATCATCTCTACAAGACGGTCCAGCTTTGCAGACTGTGTGCAAGTCGTACTCAAAATCTCTGGAGCACCTGTAACTTGACGAAGACGAAGCATTTCAGACAACGGGTCTGGGTGCATCCTAATCTTGTCGATAGAGTCTACAATCTGCTCCTTGACTTCTTTGTACAGCTTCTTCTGGTCTGTCGTTAAGTCTACATACTCAATAGAGTGAACCTTTGGCGGCAAGTCAAGTACATCGCCCTTTGTTCTTCTCAACATCACCTTTGACATGATAGTTCTGAGCTCGTCCAGATTTTTATATCCGACAACTTCCTTATTGTTGAACCCACCCATTACACAATAATGGTTCTTGTACTGATAGAAACTGTGGTCTTCAAAACCTGCCCAACGAAGAGGCAGATACAAATCCAAAGGATTATTCAGTACAAAGGTACCAGACATTGGAATAGGATGTTTAGCTTCAATAGACAGAAGTGCTCGCCCTTGTTGAGAATCAGGATTCTTTGCCTTGTGAGCCTCGTCGAAAGCAATCATTCCGATTGTTCCGTCGTCTACAAGCTCTTGGATTCGTTCTGCAATAGGAAAACGATACTTGGCGTTCTTTGCTTTACCTTCCTTATAAGCTCCACCGCGAAGAGTTTCAATGTTTGTAATCCAGAAAAACTGAGAAGGAATATTCTGTAAGTCTTCCAGTTTCTCCTTCGTTCCGCCTTCAATCATCTTTACAGGAGCTCTCTTCGTGTAACGAGTTCCAAGCACCCAGGCATCTTCTGAGCTGTGAATTTTAATTTCATCTGCCCAGTTATACTTCGTACCATTGATTCCGCAGATAATGAGACAATGCTTCATACCTTCTGATGCTTTTCTGCAAAGAGCGATGTCAATTATCTGCTTTGTTTTGCCAAGACCTTGGTCATCGCCAAGAAGGAAAGCATCGTTTTCCAGGCCGTACATAACTCCTTCAATCTGATGTTTGTAGGGAGTTGTCTTGAAAGTGAAGCCGTCAGGCAGAATAATTTCCTGCTCTTTTTCGTGCTTCATTTCGCCTGTAAGCATTACATCGTACTTTTTCAACTTGTGCATCAGCATAGGCACAGCGGATTCTGGAATTTCCCAACTTCTCTGTTCCGGTAGATATACTCGAGTTCCAAGCTCTTTGACAATAGATACGAGTTCTGCATCATAGTCAAATGATACAAATGCTGAAAGTTTAGAGAGTGATGTAGGTTTTAACTTGACGGGTTGTGCAATCGTGATATTAACCATTTTCTTCCTCCTTCCGTCAATTATATTGTACTACATACATTTCTAAATTGCAATAGCAAATTTAAGAAAATTAAAGAAAAATGCGTGACGCTGAAAACTATTCAAACGCCACGCATTTCACGCATATATTATAATAAGGTAGGAATGCACTACACGACGGTCAGGTCATCTTTACGCACCGCGGCGGTGACAGCTTTACCCAAACCAATAACAACCCTATCGCCACTTATCTGAATGACATCATAAGTTGTCTTGTAGACGAACGATGCAAGATTGCCGCCTGTATAAGTCTTGGCACCGTTCTTAACCTTTACCTTACTGCCAACCTTAATTGTCGCGGCAGGAGCAGGCGTAGAAGCGGCAACAGGTGTACCACTCTGTGTAGTAATATAAGTATCAAACCCCGCCTTCTTCAGCTTGGAAGCCATTGAGATTGCATTGGATTTGTTCTTATACGCACCAACCTGAATCTTATACAGACTACCCACTTTAACCATATAGGTCTCAAAACCTGCGGCCTTAACTTTCGCGAGCTGAGCATCTGCATTCGCCTTCTTACTGTATGCACCTGTCTGTACTCTGTACAGCACTTCCTCCTGAACTTCTTCTGCTTTGCCGAGTTTAGCATTAACCTTGGAAGCGATGTCGCCCATTCTCTCATACAGATAAGTACCAGGACAGCTCTTATTGGCAAACCATCTGTGAGCACCCATATTCTGCTGAGCAGTTCCGACATAACTCTTATTGCCCTTCCACAGAAGCTCCTTGATGTTGTTACGCTTACAAATATCAGCACACAATTCAATGAGAGCTTTATAGGCCGCATCAGTAACAGCATAAGGTTCAGCGGTGTCGCTGGCAACCTCAATAGCGATAGCACGGTGGTCAAAATCAGCACCAGAAATGCCGTTTACACGAATAGGATTACCATTCTTATCGCTACCACCAGAGCACCAAGCTCTGTATTTTTCTTCTACAGAAAGACCAATAGAGCCGTCTTTGCCTACGACATAGTTGGCAGAGCATTCTCTATCAGTTGTGGCGAAATAGTCGCAACCCTGTTTCGCAGTCCATTGGCCTACAATGCAGTGAATAATGATTGAATCAATCTCACTCTTTCGAGTAGACTTATTCTTGGATAGCCTCGTATATGTAACGAGTGGTGAATTACTCATATGATTACCTCCTAATCCTTGAGTACGAGTTCGCAAATTCGACACACAGCGTCAATTCCATACTTATCCGCCATCGATTTAACGAACTTTTGAGCATATTTTGCTCGATTTTCATTTTTGGACTTCCAATAATAAAATCCGCCCCAGGCTCCGTCTGTGACAAAAGAAGTTCCTGCAAGGATGCCGACAGCTGTAACATCGACACCCTTGAAGGTTCCTACAATCGTTGTGACACACAGACAGACGGAAATGAAAATGTGAAAGACCAACATCTTCTTGGAGAACTCCATACGCTTACGCATCGGTGTTCTCAGGTGCTGTGATTACTTCAAAAGTATCTCCGCGATTGATTCTCAGCTGAGCAACGGCATTCTTAATATACGCCTTAAGCTCGTCATCATCTACAGTGATGTTTTTACTTGCGAGAATCTTTCTAGCTTCCGTCCAGGCATACTCCACCTTCGTTACGCCCATCTGAACAAGCTCGCCGGTGATATCCAGTTCCCAGGCCGCACCTACAACCTGTTCTGCGATATCAAATACCTTGGCATACTTTTCAGATTCACGCTTTTCTTTGAGCCAAGGGATAAGAAAAGTGGACACAAGAGCCAAAATAATAGCGATGATAGCTTCAATAATCATAGTAATGTCAATCATGATATCGTACCTCCTTATTCAACATACTCTGTCCAGCCATATACACCGGGTTCCCAAACATTGTCGTCTATATCAGATGTCCAATGTTTATCGTTATGAGCAACCTTGTCACCCTTTGCGTAATCGTCGTGAGCTCCGATAGGCTGACTCCATTCAGGCCATTCCTCAGAAGGGTCTGCAATCAATGTCCACAGACTTGCGGACACATCAGGAGTCCAGTCATCTTGAGAAGTGTGGTTCTGTACGCATCTATACAGAAGACCATTGTGGCGTCTAATATTACCTTGTACATAACTGATATTGGTACGCCAAGTGTCAAAGCTGGAAGAGTGTTCAGCCATCGTTGTATCATCAATTTTGCCTTCTTCAGAATTGAGTACAAACATAATATCAGACATCACGGTGGTATTCGTAAGAGCAGTTTCCAGAAGCTGAATATATTCCTGAGTTGTGTAGACTGTTTCATCATACAGCCACACCTTGTCAAGCGTCTCACCTTCTGTAGACACAGTTTCTTTCTGACGAATGTTGGTGCGGACATACACCTTATCGCCAATCATTTCTCGTTCAGCCAGCACTTCCACAGCACTCTGAACATCAGTAAACTTTTGAGCCATTCTTGATTACCTCCTCGTAAAATTTAGTTGACTCGGGTTCTAAAGGGGTTATGTACTTTCTACACAGCCTGTGAGTGTCAGCACATAGTATCCACCCTTTATACGAAGCAAATGCACACCACTGATTAAAAGACATTCTACCCGTTCGTTCAATGGTGGCGTGTGTTTCCTTGATTTTACGCTTCATTCGCTTAACTGTCGACTTGCGAACAAGCACATAATCAGGAAATATTCTATAGCCTAGAAAATCGATTCCTCGTTTTTCTACAGGAAAAATCTGATAGTTACTTTTCACTTCTAAATCTAAAGTATCTGCAAAATAAACTCGAATGTCCTCTAAAAGTTGATGGAGTCGTTCTTTAGATGAGTGCAAAATAACAATGTCATCCATATATCTGTAGTAATACTTACATCTCTGAGTTTCCTTAATCCAGTGGTCAAATCCGCTCAAGTAGATATTACCAAACCATTGTGACATATAATTGCCTATTGGAATCCCCTTGTTTCCTGGAGTGCTGTCAATAATTTCATCCAGTATCCACAGTAAATCATCGTCCTTAAAAATTGTTCGCATTAGATTCTTAAGTATCTGATGATTTATAGATGGATAGTATTTCTTGACATCCAGTTTTAGGCAATATCGAGTACCCTCCTTGTCGTTGTGTACAACTCGTCTTATGGTGCTCAAGCCTAAATGAATTCCTCGTCCAGGGATGGCTGAATATGTTGTGCTTATGAGCTTTTTCATCAGATAGGGTTCAATTACCTGAAGTATTGCCCATTGGCATATTCTGTCCGGATAATATGGAAGTTTATAAATCTGCCGTACTTTGTTGCCTTCTTCTTTATCAAACACTTCATATTCTGATGTGTGATAAGTCTTATTGATTAAAGTGTTCTGAAGTTGAAGAAGGTGAGTGTCTAAATCCTTTTCCACCTCCACGATATCTGAATACCAACCCTTATTCTTCCTCGCATGAGAATGAGCAGTTTTCAGATTCTCCAAATCATAAATCTTATGGTATAGATTACCTGCTCTCTTCACAATGTGTTTGTGCCTCCTTGAATTTTCGAATCATTTGACCTACTAACACAAGGGTTACTTTTGTTCTGTTTTGCCAAGTGGCAGGGCAAGGTGGCGTCAGTCATGGCATTGAAAATACTTCAATGATAATTATGCACAAACAAAAGCCGCCCCCTGATATTCCGATTCCGATTACTCGCGGTATTATTCACATTCCGATAGAAACTGCTGGCATTCGAGCCATTATTCCAATTCCTGCCTAATTTAGAAACCAAGTTCACCTTGCCCATAAGGTCATTCAAACATCCTGCAGATTCAATAAATGAATCATTCCACTTCTTTTCCACCGGAAGGCACAAACAAAAGCCGCCCCCCGACATTCCGACCCCGATTACCCGCGGCATAATACACACGCCGACAGAAACCGCCGGCATTCGAGCCATAAGTCCAAGCCCCGCCCAATATAGAAACCAAGAAACCGTTGTAGGTGTTATTCTGGTAAAAATAATCATTAAGCGGTCTATTAGATGCTCCAGAAGTTCTGGTTGCCAAGAATGCAAAGTCGCATACTTCGCTATAACCGATGGCGTTCACATAGCCATTCGCCTTTGCAAGTTGGAATCCTACATCTTTATAGGGCTCAGCCTTGGTGTCGTCAGCAAAGTTACCCAGAGCAAAGAACGCATTGTGAAGACCTTTTGCCTCAATATTGAGTCCATCTTCCCAAGACCAAATATTGCCCCAGAAGTTTTCTTCACCTCTGTAGGTGACAGACACTTTGCCATTATCACCGTTGGCCATTCCGCTTTCATTACCCAGATTGTCAGTTCCACCATTTACAATAGCCATATTAGTAGTGCCGTCATCCGTGAACGAAGCAACACCTATTCCAATTTTAGACTGAGTATCAAAAGAAGCATACTCAACCAAGAACAACATTTGAGTAGCAGAGTTGGACAAGAAGTCTGTAATCTGGAAACCGCTTCCTCGATTATTTGCCAGCTTACGAGTATTGGCCCTTGTCAGATTCTGAGTTACTCCTGAACAAGGTTTTGCACCACTAATAGAGCAAAGTTTGTCGGCGGCAAAATCTGCTACTTGTTCATCATTCAGGAGCAAAGTGCTCGCAGACGCATCATAAATACTACCTGTATATGCCGCAGAATAGATGAAGTCTTTAATGGTGGCAGGGACGCCTCGAGTAAAATTCGGATGAATCTTGAAACCGCGTTTCGCAGTATCAGACAAATAGATTCTAAACTTATCGCAGGACCACCCTTCTTGACCTTCAACCTTAAACAAATTGAGAGGAACGAATTTGTAGAAGAATTTTGGCTGTTCTACCATTACCTGGCCATTAGAGCCGGTTGCGGAATATCCAGCGTCTCCATAGTACGCAGTAACTTCACCAGCATCTGACAGATTACAACGCTTACGGCCTCCATACATATTAAAGACATTAAAGTCTTCTCCAGGATTAAGACCTACGGCTCCTGCAAGTCGAGTGAAAGTGTTGTTTACTATGTCAACTTCGACACCCACGATATCAGAATCCGTGTAACCTACATAGCCTTTCAAATCTTCGATTTCGTCTTTCAGTTCATTGATATCACGAATCGTAGCCGCGGCGGCAGGGTCTACCTCCAATTCGACATTTTCTGCATTACTGATGGTACTTACAAGGTCAACTAAAATGCTGGAAGAGCTCAAACCATTGTACGGAGGCATATAATCAGCCTCGATTGCAGTAGTAACAGAATAGAGAATTTCACCTCTATCAGGGTCCTGAGCATACAAACCGATGGTTCTGATAAAGTAACCAGAGGTCAGCTGTTCATTAGTAAACACAGAAGATACCTGAACAGATACATTGTTAATTACCTTCTTTTCAGAAATTACGGAAGTCTGCTTAACGCCAGACAGTGAAGTGAGAGCCTCAACAGACGAACTCGAATATGCAGTATCTGACAGGCAGATTTTCGTAAACGACATTCGAGTCAATCCAGAAGAGACTTTAGCATCCAATTCTCTACCTCTATTGGTAATTTTGGTGCTATTGAAACTTGCCATTGTTTTGTCCTCCTTATTATATTAGGTGTTGTATAGATGCAGTAGACACAGCACCACCGCTATGCCTTACTGTTTCTAACAGATAATTTACATCGATGTCTTGAGACAGCCGATATATTTTACCAGTAGACACAGCACCACCGCTATGCCTTACTGTAAAATTATAACATATAATCTCATTATTTACAACCTTTCCGATGTTTGCAGGGACAATATCTGTTAGAGTCTTGATTAGTTCGTCCAGTTTTCCGTACTCACCTATGTGTACTGTCAATGTGAGAAGGTACTCTCCGTACTCCATTTCAATTTCGTACTTCTTCTCTCCTAAATATACATTCAACCACCTAACCAGATAAGTTATGGTATAGGGTGACACCTGATTAAGACGATTAAGAATCCTATCCCGTCTAAAATCTTCGGAGTCTTCGGCACTTGGAACGATGTTAAGCATTTTCTCGTATCGAGAAATGCCTGACAAATCAGCGGTCAAGACCCACTGATTGTTGATAAGTGAATATAACTCGTCTCTCAGCTGTGAGAGTAACTGCTGTTCCGCTTCAGAAAGTGTGTCTATTTCTAACACATTGTCATAATAATTAGGAAACTTTTCTCTGATGTTTATATCAAGCATTTATGACCACCTTCCTGAGAGTCGCCATATACTGAACAGAACTTTCCTGCTGGAAGTAAATGTCCGACTCGTCTTCGTTGAGGGTAACATTAGATACATTCAAAACACCCGGAACAGACAACGCGGCACTCATAATCTGAGACTTATACACATTGAGATGGTAACGATTAAACGAGTCGGCAGTAGACCACGCTTTTCGCACACTCTCAATATATTTAGATATCGCCTCTTCTATCTGTGTCTTAACTGAATCTACAGCATACTGACCGTCAATTGTTACAGAACAATTTATGTCAATATACAAGGGCTCAACGGTTGTAATCGTTACATTGTGTCCGATAGGAGCAATTCCTAATCCAGTTCCACTATTTCCTTCCATATCCTGAGGGTCAACCTCATCCTTGACATGAATCAAAAATTCAGGAGATACTGCATTATTAGAAGGTCCAACGATGCAACACTTCACAGTACCCGGTCCGTTCCATACAGGATACACTTGAATCTGCCCGATACCCTCAATCTTACTGAGTTCCTGTCTGTACTGAGCGATATTACCACCAAATGCCTGATTTTTAATACTTTCAAAATACCTGGTTCGTAACTGCTCGTCTGTTTCAGCGTCCTCACCTGGAATGAGAGTTGTGGACATGATAGCAGAGGCCAAACCTTGTACAAAAGAAATACTTATAAGGTTTCCAGAGTATCGATTACCAATAACTCCGGCAACTTCACAAGTCAACTCGTACGCTCCAGGAATAACTACTCCGTCCTCTTTGTACTCGGCTGTAACCGTATAGTTCACAGGGTCTGTATTAGATACGGTGCTAAATCGAGAACCGATAGGTATAATCATAGGCACACCGCCGTCATCTGTGAAGTCAGCTCGTCTTACAGCATAGTTTGCCGCCTGTCTTACGATATACCTTTCTTCTGTCCTTAAATCCAGAGCTTCGCCTGTGGCAGTATCTGCAAAAGTGTCCGTATAAACATTTCGTAATTCCATGAATGCAAGAGCAAGAACATGGCACGCCGGACCCAGAGCGTCATAAATAACTGAGCCTTCGCGTTTGTCAATGGAATCGGGTACAAAAGACAATGCCATAGCCATAAGATAATCAAATGTATATTGTTCAAGATTGCTACCAATCATGTCAATACCTCCTGTTCATATTCTATTGACCCATAAATTGTATCGACTATGCAAGTGACTATCATGGCGTCAATACTTGTTTTGGCAAAAGTAAAATCGCGAACATCTACGATTCTATCATCTGTCAAAAGTGCTTCTTTGAAAATGTTTGGAATTCTTGTACACACATAGTCGTATGAATGCCCAACGAGTTTCAGGAGTTCATTACCGTAATACCAGTCGTAAATTTCCCAGGCATACTTATCTGTATTGAGCACCTTTCGAATAAACTGCATTACAGCCTCTTCATCGTCAATCATTCCGATTATGCGTTTATTTACAGGGTCAATCTTAAAAGTCTTTGTAGGTAAAATCTGAAAATTTTCAGACTCTTCATCCTGCAAAAAGTAATCTTGACTTTCCGGAATCATGTCGGTATCGCTCCTTCCTCTCTCTGAATAATGTAGTATTTCTGCCCTCTACCCACCTTGAGCATCAATACTTTGTCTCCAACACGAAGTCCTCTCCACAACATGATGTCGTAATTATTTCCGTGAGGAGTTACAGGATTAGTATTTCGTTGTGAAATACTGTGGCTGTGAGGCCCTTCTCCTGCGGGTTGTGTGGTTGCTGTGGGTATCACATGGTAATGGTCGTGTTTAATTATGTAGTCGGTGTAGATGTGCGTCTCTTTGCAGAGAGCACCCAAAATCAGGAAAGACTCTGTTAGCTCTCTGTTCTCTACCTTGACCTTAAGAGGAGAAGTAGAGGTGACTTCACCGAGTACAATATCAACGATTTCATTCTGTGGAGTTTGGCCTGCTTGTCGCATAAGCTGAGCCAGTCTGTGTCCATCACTCACCTCTTACCACCTCCGTCTTAATATCCATGGTGTGTTCTTCGTTAGAGATTTTATGAGTACATTCAGTCACCAGAAGATAACTATTCATAGACAAATCTCCAAGGTCTGCAATCTTGCACTTAAAAATACATCCAGCAAAGAACTCTTTTACACCTATACAATGAAGAGTAAGACTGCGACGAGTATCGCAGTAATATTTGAGCATCTGTAAAGCCCTGGCTTCAATCTGGGCAATATTGTATTTCTCGTCTACCTTTTCGTAGAGCTGTAAGATGCCCCATTGCCTAATTTTCTCTCCGCCGTTGACTGTGTCGTTCACGATAAATACTTCACGCTTACCTGTGTCCTGATTGTCTCTGTAGAGCTTAATCTGGTTATACACATCGTCATCGATGGAGGTTTCATAATCAAAGCCTGTTACAAATGACTTATCGCCCAGTACTTCCGGGCGTACACAAGAAGTGATATTCAGATGCTCCAGAGTTCCAAAGTTGTCTCTGATGAAATACCACTGCTTGGTGTTAGCCAATGTATCGTCCAAGGCGTGTTTAATCATATCGTACAAGGATGTCGCGTCTTCGCTTCTCGGAGCACAGATATGAGAACTTGCGTCGACTGTCTTATATTTCAAGACGAAGTCTTTACACAGTTGCTCAAAAATCTGATTGCTTGTTACACCTTCAAATACTCTGGAATCCTTGTTCTTGAGATATCTGAGCTGGTCATAACAGGTGACTTTAATTTTGCGAACATCTTGGTCACGAGACTTTTTGAACACATAGCCTTTGAACATCTTATGACCGTCTAAAATTACAGAAACGGTGGCACCTTCCCAAAATGCCAAAGGGCTTGTGGCTAACACGGTGAACTCCAGTTTACCCGGATTATCTTCCAGGTAGGTAGTTATAGTCATGTC